GGAAAAAGACGATGCTGAGTATATGGGATTAATGAAGTTGGATATACTTTCTTCTAATGGGCTTACGGTGCTGAATGAGACAAGACGTTTGGTGAAAGAGAAGCAAGATAAGAATATAGTTTTTGAAAGCCTGGGTCTTGAAGATAAAGCGGTTTTAAGAGAGATGAGCAAAGGAAGTACTGTAGGAGTTCCGCAACTTAATACTCCTGCTATGACTAATCTAGTAAAGAGAATGGGTATTGAAAATTTCGGGTTGATATCAGACGCGGTAGCACTTGTAAGGCCGGGACCGGCTGACAGTGGTATGACTGATGATTTCATCAAAAGAAAGAAAGGTGCGAAGTGGAATAGATTGCATGAAACATATGAAGCAGTAACAAAAGATACTTATGGGCTAGTCGTTTATCAAGAACAAGTAATGGCGATTATAAATGAAGTTGGAGGGTTGCCTTATGCGACTGCTGATAAGATAAGGAAAGTTATTGGCAAGAAGAGAGATGTAAAAGAGTTTGCGCCATACAGAAAAGCTTTTATCAAGGGGTGTGTCGAGAATAAGACTTTGACTAAGCAGCAAGCGATAACCTTTTGGGAAGGGTTATTAAAGTATGCTCGTTATGGGTTTAACAAAAGTCATTCTGTTGGGTACGCCATGGTTGCTTATTGGTCCTCTTGGTGCAAGCAGCATTTTCCGACAGAGTTCATTGGTGCCGCTTTATCTTACGGTGCTGATAGCAAGAAGCAGGAGCTTGTAACAGAAGCAATTCGATTGGGGTTGATGGTTATTCCTCCAAAGGTAGGAATAAGTAGTGGGGAGAAATGGATTGTGAAAGGATCTAGTCTCTATGTTCCGTTTTCTGAAGTGGAAGGTATCGGAGAGAAGACGGCTATGAAAATTGATAAGTTGTCAAGATTGAATAGGGGCAGGAGTTCTTTGAGCGGATTTCTCAAGAACGGGGATGGCAATTTACAAAAAAAGTTCTACTTCAAACCTAAAAGGATAAAGATTGATGGAAAGCCAGGGAAGCTACTAGACAAGATAGGAGCTTACAAATCTGATGAAGTAGTGTTAGGGATTAATGATCTTCTAAGATCATTTGATATTCCTAATTCAATTGATCCTGTGAAGAGGTATCCAAATCTTGTTGGGTTGGTAGGTAGAAGGAAGATAGCAAAGGTAGATCTTGATAAATTACTTGCTGGTAAGTCTACCGGATTGAAGGGAGTAATAGACAAAGTTAGTTTCAAGATGAATCCGAAGCAGTATAGATGTAAGGAGTGTAGTTTAAGGAAGGAGTGTAGAAGACCGATCATGCCGACAAGTGGTAAGTATAACATTGCTATAGTCGGTGGAGAACCGGGGAAGCAGGATAATAAAGTTGGCTATCCCTTTTCAGGAAAGATAGCAGATGAAATATTGTGGGCAGAATTGAAGAAGTATGGGATGGATGGGAGCATGTTTCATGTTAGTAGTGTTATCAAATGTTGGCCGAAGATTTCAATGGCTGCTAATCAAGAACAAGTAGATTCTTGTAAGAAGTGGATTGATGCAGAGTTGGAAGAGATAAGGTGTAGGGTAATTTTGAGTTTCGGAAATGTAGGTGTTAGGTGTTTTTCAGATAAGGATGGCGGAATAAGTAGTTTGAATGCAACTACTACTTGGAGTGAAGGTGCTGAAGCTTGGGTTGCTTGGTGTGTAAGTCCGGGAGCAGTAGCACAAGACAAGACAAGAAGGAAGCAGTTCAGGCAGGGCATAAAGAATTTTGTTCAGACTATTAAGGCATTGGATGGTTCTAAGGTAGTAAAATAATTTCATTGGAAGTAAGCTGATTGGGGAAATCAATGCTATAATGAGTATAGAGAATGGGGAATTATAAAAAATGAAAGATTATTTAAACCCTGATGTAGATACCGTTGTTGACCACAAGAATCTTGAATGGGAGTGGTTCAGGCAATCTGGTTTGTATTTTGATTACGCAGAAGCACAAGCAGAAGCAGAAGAAGAGCAAGGGTTGGCAAAACTTAAGATTGATGTGGTTAAGGCTGAGATAGAAGAGAAAGTCAGAAATGATCCAGAAGCTTTTGGTGTGGATGATCCGAAAGAAGCAGCAATTAAAGCAGCAGTAGCGAAACACGAAGATGTTCAGAAAGCACATAAGAAGCATATAAGATCAACGAGAGTTAACAAAGTACTTATCGGAGCGTTAAGAGCTTTGGAACATAAGAAAAGAACTTTGGAGAAAGCAGACGAAAGGAAGTCTAACGGGATCTATTCTGAACCAAGAGTTCCGAAGTCGATGAGGGATGCGAAGAGGAGTGTTGATATGGATGCAGGAAAGAAGTTGAGGCAAAGGATTAATAAAGTAAGCAAAAGCAAAAGGAGGAAGCTTAAGAAAGTAAAGAAGCAAAGGTAGGTGGACATATGGGGGAGATATTTGAATATGCAATTTGGAGTTTGGGTGGTGTAGTATCAGTTGTGATTTTTGGTGTTCTTGTCTATGTGGCAGGAAGACTTTTTACGATGGGAGTTTTGAAAACCTTAAGTTTAATGAAAGGGGAGGTTGTTACCAATGGCAACAAAGAAAAAAGGCAAGGGTAAGAAGAAGTCAAGAAAGGAACGAGCAGAAGCATTACGTAGAAGAATGAAGAAAGGTCGGGAGTCTTCATCTGGTAATTTTCGGAACTACTTAGATCCTGAGAAGATTAAAGATGTCAAGTGGTATAATCCCGGCAAGGATGAAGGTAGTCATACAATAGATATTATTCCTTATGATGCTGGCAAGAATGATTTCATGGTAGAAGAAGAGGGGGATGAGACTTACACTTTTGAATATCATGTCCATCAAAGAGTAGGCGCGGAGAATGCTACTGTTTTGTGTAGGCAAGAGCATTTTGATAGGCCATGCCCAATTTGTGAAGACAGGGTTAAAAAAAGAAAGAAAGGTGCCGCTGAAGATGTTTGGAAGAAATTGTTTTCGAAGAAGAGAAGTCTTTATAATATTGTTAGTCTTGATAGCAAGAAGGAGATGAAGAAAGGTGTTCAGATTCTTGATACAAGTTTTTGGTTTATGGAAACTTACTTGCTGAAACTTAGTGCGGCAAAAGAAGTGCAGACGAGAAAAGGTACAAAGAAAACTGATGAGATTTTGTTTTCCGATACGGAAGAAGGGATGTCGATATCTTTTGATACTTCTTCTAAGACTGTGCCGGACCCTCAAGATTCAAGTAAGACAATTACTTTCAATGAGTTTACTAATCATGAGTTTCAGGACAGAGATGGGGAGTCCACAGAAGAATATACTGAAGATGCATTGTGTCTTGACGAGTTGCTTCTTGAACCTGACTATGATGAAGTAAGGCTTATGTATCATGGTAGTGATGAAGAAGATAAGGGTAGTAAGAAAAACAAGAAGAAGAAAGGGAAGAAGAAAGCAGAAGAGGAAGAGGATGATGAAGAAGAGGAAGATGATGAAGATTTAGATGATGATGAAGATGACGATGATGATGATGATGATGATGATGATGATGACTCGGGCGACGACGATGATGACGAAGAAGATGATGATGATGATGATGATGATGATGAAGATGAAGATGATGATGATGATGACGAAGAAGATGATGATGATGATGATGAATGTCCTTATGGTCATGAGTTCGGTGCAGATACAGGAGATGAAGACGAATGCGATGACTGTAAGAACTTTGATAACTGCTTAGTAGAGAATGAGCGTATGGAAGCAGAAGCAAAGAAAGCAAAGAAGGGGAAGAAAGGAAAAGCAAAAGGTAAGGGAAAAGGCAAGAAGAAAAAGTAGTAGGGTTTCAAATCGCGCCGGAACAGTTATGAAGAGGCAAGCCCGGTGAAATGGCTGGATCGTTTAGCTATACATCCTAAGGTAACGGGAAGAAAGAAACCCCGTTAGGGCTGACTGTCCTTCTTTTTGTTCCGGCGCATCGAAGCATAAATAAAGATTTAAGAACAGAGGTAGTTATGGCAAGAAAGAAACTGAAGAGAAACAAATCAGATGTTGAAGAGCTTGCAGACAAAGTAGTCAAAACTTCTAAGAAGAAAAAGAAGGAGAAAGAAAAACCTGTAGATTGGATAGGCACAGGGTCAACAGCACTTAATCTTGCTTCTTCTCAGTTGGGCAGGAAAGGAGGTCTGCCAAGAAGCAGAATTGTTAGAATAGTAGGGGATGGTTCTGCCGGTAAAACATTACTTGCCAACGAAGTTTGTGCTCAAGCATTCTGGTTTATGAAGGGTAATAAATCAAAGAATTTTAAACGAGTAAAGAAAGTCTTCATTGCGTATAACAACCCTGAAATAGTAATGGATTTCCCTTTGGAAGAAATGTATGGGGAAGAGTATGTTGAAGGTGTAGAATGGTTGGCAATTCCTTCTGCCCAAGGAACAGGGAGAGATTTGATTAGAAGGGTTAGCGCTTTGAAAGATGGGGAACTACTTGTTTATGTGATAGATAGTTGGGATTCATTAAAACCAGAATCAGAACTTGATAGTTTTGTGAAAGAAGCAGAAGAAGATAAGACAGAAAGTGAAGGCTACAATCTTGAAAAACAGAAGT